TGGCCGGTGGTGACTTTGCGCTCAATGTCTTGCAGCAATTGCATCTGGTCAATTGGGCCTGACATTTTTTTGTACTTGCTCATGTAAGCAGAGTAACCAGGTGCAGCGGCTTCAATCACGTCATCGATTGATTTAATGACATCTGTCAGTTGACCTTTTGCAAGTCGCAGGCTTGGGTTTTCCTGGTTGTACTTGCCCTGCGCGGCAGCAGCCAAATCCTTGCGAACTTCGTACAACTCTTGAGGGCTACCAGCCTTTGCAATCCTACTGGTTGCCCAATTCATTGCGCTCTCAACGTCCTGGCGTACACCAACTGGACTATCCAGCACGTTCTGAACCGCCTTGTTCACCACCAGACCAATGCCACTTTGGAATATTTCTGGTTGTACAGTGACGCCAGCAAATGCCTGTTCACGCATAGGGCCAGTGATACCCGAACGCTTTGCCTCGGCGTAAGGAATAGAGCCTGGTCCACCAGACAGTCGGCGGTATGCGTCCAGCAGAGCCTGCTGGTTACTGCTTATGCGGGACGGGAAAGCGCCAGACTGATCCAGCGCCCTGATGGCAGTCTCAGACGCCGCCAAGCCAGGATCAAACGCCGTTCCAGCCGTTGTCGGACGCACGCCTGGTACTAGGGGTGCAGCGCCAGCCAAACGCGCCTGTGCGGCCTCTGGGTTGGTCGCCAGCCGGTTCAGCACGTTACCCACAATTACCTCGCGGCCAGCCTGGGTGAACGGCTGCACTACGGTGGCCGGTGCTGCCAAGGCGCGTTGAGTGAACGGCAGTTTAGGGCCACCAGGTGCAACCATACCAGCCAGCATCGCACCTCCCATCTGAGCTTCTGGGCTTGCGCCTGACTCGCGCAGAGTTCCACCGGCAGCGCCTGCCATTCCTGCTCCGGCCACTTGCTGCGCAGGGTAGCGCGAGAGCAGGCTAAACACCTCGGACGGAATACCAGCCGCCTGACCACGCATCAGGTTGGCGTTAGCCAGGTTCTGCGCTACCACGCCAGCACCACGCGCAGATCCCGCGGTCGATGTGCCTGCGCGGACGATGTCGCTCACCACTCGCTCTGTTGGCGTCTCTGGGACAGGCATTCCCATCTTGGTGGCAATATTCTCAAACGCCTGAGATGGCGTCGGCACGTTGTAGCCCGTGGCGCGGTTGAACAGGTTAACCAGAGGGTCACCGGCCATAGTTCCAAGGCCGACGCCTAGAGCGCCAATGGCAACCCCTGGAGGCCCACCTACCATTCCACCCATCGCAGCCCCCGTCATGGCCGGTAATGCTGCGCGGGAGGTGAGTCCGACCTGACGCATTAGGTCCTGCGCAACGCTGCGCTGACCAGGTAGCTGAGACAACGCCGCAGCCATCTCGTCCTGCGTCATGCCATCAGGGAAAGAGACTACTCCGACGCCCTCAATGTTGACTAGTTGAACCATGATGTACTCACTTCCATTTCTTGGTTGTTGGGTCCCACGTCAATACAGGAGCGCCACCTGCTGCTGGTGCTGCTGGTGCTGGCGTAAATGCAGTAACAGGAGCAGGAGCGCCAAGCGCCTGACTTGCGTCAATACCGTATTTCCCACCAAACCCAGCATATTCATTGCGCTTATCGTTATAGGATTTTGCAGATGCTGCAAACAATTCATTAGCCAAAGCATTGAACTCATTACGCTGCGTAGGAGTCAGCAGAGTGCCAGTCTTCCACATATCCACGTAATTTTTTAGCCTGTCCATCTTCCCGGTAGCCGCCATAGCGATACCCAACTCAGACTCGCGCACAACAGAACCAGGATCAAGCAGCTTCATAATCTTGGTTGCGGCTGCAACATCACCGATAGGATTCGCCTTCTTTAAGGATTCTTGAATCTGCGAAAAAGCACTCTTCATGCTCTGAAATTCTTTGTAGATAGGCTCTGCGCTGAATGCATCTTTGAGTTTGAACTCGTTAGTGAACCCCTTTTCTCCAGTGTTCACCGATACGTTTGTTCCACCAGCGCCAGACTGACGAATCTTCATCACATTTTCAAGCGTTACAGGCTGTCCAGTCTCTTTCAGTATTTTGATTTCAGCAGGGCTTGCCTCTTGCTTGAGCAATTGCAAGTTGCCCAATGTTGGCTGCAATCCAATAGCTTTCAATGTACGAATAGCTTCCGGCTCCTGACCAACAGCAGTCGGATGCAGCTTCTGCAAATTCTCAATAGTGATGGGCAATCCCAAAGCATTTAGTTTCTTGATGTCATCAGGAGTAGCCTCTTTCGCAGGCATCAGCTTTTGCGCCATGTCAAAGAATTTGCTGGCCTGCTCGGGGTTGCGTGCGGCATAGACATCTGCCAGCTTCATGTACTGCTGCGCCTTGAACTCTTTGGGGTCAACGCCTTCCGGTGCAGGCTGCGCCATAAAGTTAGCGACATTGGTCTGCATATCCTTTGCGGCCTTCGCCTCATCCATCTTCTGCTTCATCGCCATGCTCTGGAGCAGATTCTGCTGCGCTGCCGTGTAGCCCTGCTGGCCTGCGCCATAAGCCTGACCAAGCGCCTGGCCAAGTCCAACTGGCACTCTGCTTGGTCCTGATGCCGCAAGCAGTTGCATGGCAGCAGACATCAGACCCTGGTTCTGTAGCTGCGCTTTCTGCTCTGGCGTCATGTACTCGTCGAATGCCGATGCACCGCCAAACATATCGCCCAGCAGGCCGAGTGTGCGCTGTGGTGTGGCTTCTTGTACTGCTGGTTCAAATGTCTGCAATGGTGCTTCCATAGTCTGTTCAACTTGTGGTGCTGCTTGCACTTGCACTTGCTGTTGTGCAGACAGTGGCTGCATCTCTTCACCAGTATCCATCAGTCCTGCGCTAGGAGTAAATCCCATGCCCGGCACATTTGGATACAGGTTAGCGCCTAGAGGATCACGTCGCTTCTGATAGAAGATGTCAGGACCCTTCCGCGAAACGTACTGCGGATTAGACATTTGATCGACATAGACAGGTTGACCAGGCATACCCGTGATCTCTGGACGGTTCATTCGTGCCAGAATGTCTTGAATCTTAGGACGATATGGCTGGTTAAATCTGCCTACACCGAGTCCGCTACCGAGATAATATTGGGTTGGGTCAAATTGAGTTGCCATCTTGTTCCCCTTATCCGCCAAATAATCCAAGCAGACCGCCAAGCAAAGCGCCGGTTCCACCGTAGTCTTTACCGCCTAGACGTTGCCCTGCCAATGCACCACCAAAGGCTCCCGATATAGGGTTTGTATAGTACGGCTGCGTCTGGGTCATCCCGAGATTCGGTAGCTGACCAGAAAGAGCGCCAGACGCAATGCCTAGCTTCTCAATTCCAATGTTGCGCAGGGCATCCAACTGAGCCTGCTCCAACTGCTGACGCGCACCGCCCAGGCCCATCACTGCCTGGCCGCCGGAGATGTTCGCTCCCTTGGCGTACTGTGCCAACTGAGCAGCTTGGCCGTAACCAGATGCACGCAACTGCGCAGCTGTATCAGCGGCCTGCTTGATGGCAGCGGCATTCGTGAGTGACTCTGCAACGCCTTGGCGTGACCCACCAAAGGCTCGTGCAGCAGTCGCAGCCTGACGGTTTTGCAATTGTTGAGTTTGCAATGCACCACCGACATCAGCCAGGCTACGCTGAACCACCTCGTTCTCGTAGGGGTTCATAAACTGCTGAATGGACTCTCCCGTGAATGGTGTCAGAGCCTCATTCGTTACTTGCTGTTCACCAGCCGTATACAGAGGATTGAACCCTGCAAATTGTCGTGCCGGTAATGCACCAGCAACGCTCTGAGCCTGCTGAATGTTGCGGAGATAGGCCGCCTTCAGATCAGGGTCAATCGCTGTGGTGCTAGTTGTACTTCCGGATGCGCCGCCTTTAGACATATCGTTTCTCCTTACATTTCGAGCAAGCCGCGTAGCTTGCCCTTTGAAATCTTGCCCGAATTGATAGCATTCATTAGTTCAATGCCATACTTCTTGACTGCCTTGTCGTTGATGACGTACTCTCCATCCTTGAGGGCTCCGTAACCGTCATCAGGTCCCATTGGGTTCGGCCCTTGCAAGTGCTGCATGGAGACGTGACCGCCTTGCGCCCATCCTCCACCTTCACCGCCACCAGAACGCGACCAACCGTAGTTCCCAGCGTTTGCGTTTGAGTAACCACCACCGCTTTCACTACCGCCATTGCGACCACCACTTTCACTTGATTGCGCATCAGCTATAGCTTGCGCTGCCTGCGCAGGGTCAACGCTCATGGGATTAGCTGGTATCCCTGCACCAGTTGGTGTTGTCATAGCACCAGGTACACCAAATCCTCCACCAGCAAAGGTGCTTGCATCACTTGATGGAGCGCCAAACATGGTTCCAGAGGAGTATCCGGCTTGCGCATCAGCAAATGCTTTTGCTGCATTTATTCCAGCCTGCTCCAACTGGCTAGTCAGCATTGACTGGGATTTCAAATATGACGGGATTGCTCCTGGCAATATGACAGTTCTTCCATATGCGTCAAGCGCTTGAAACCCAAGACTACCTAATTCTGGTGATGCCAATGGACTAAGCGGGTTATATCTAGGCTCAGATGCTTCCTGCATACCGCGTCCACCACCACCGCTAAGAGTCTTCCCCATAATTTCTTCGTAGCGAGTGACTGGTGCTGCTGACGCTTGAGGCTCGGCTACGTCATACCCTCCGGTGTAGGCTTGTGGGTAACCAAAGAACGAAAACGGCTGAGACTGCGCGTACTGCGCCATGATCTCTGCGTAACGGTTTCTTGTCGCCATCTACAACTCCTTACTAAGAATATGCCACTTAGGTACATATCCCTCATCTGCCATAAACGTCCTTGCCCAACCCTTACGGCCAGCCAAGGTAACTCGCGTGCAACCAATCTGCTTACCCCAAGCCTCGATGTGTGGTCGCATCAGCCTGAGTTCATCTAGGTCGCCGCCAGCAAGAAAAAAGTGCAGATTCTTGAGTCGCGGGTAGACAATGATCTCTGTGATGACTGCGCTTTTAGTTCCAGGCCAAAGCTGGAACCTTCCTTCCTCTACACCCTGCGCAACATCTTCAAGGGTGTGAGTGCCTGCTGAGTATTCTAAAGCCGCTTGGATGTGTTGTGCCAACCGCCAGAAATCCTCCATTACCGCTTCCCTGCCGTGGTGGCCTCCAGTCGCATCACGCCGACCCGCCAATCGTCCAGCACGTTACCCGTCACCTTCATTTTGACCGACCGGCCTGAGAACCTGGCGTCGGTCGGAGCCTTGGCGCTGAACGGGCCGTAGCTGGACTCTGCCGACGTCGGATACATCTTGGCCGTGAATGAAATAGAGACCTCTCCCAGAGTCTGCTCGTCAGGGATTACAGACCTAACGGCCATCACGTTGTCGCCGTTTCCTAGTTCAATCGGACCAGACTGCGCGTAAGGTGAAACCGAGTCGTAGGTGAATCCGATCTCGTGGTCGTAGATGTAACCGTCGGTGCTGACCATCATTGGGTTTGTGAAAACTGCTCTATCAGTTCCTGCGGTACGCGCCATCATGCCAATTGACCAGTGTCCTTCACGATAGTTGTAGGTGACATATGAATCATTCTCATTTGAAGAAAGAGACGGGTAGAACCAGGTCACCTCACCAAATTGAGAATTGTGGACTGCGTAGACTTTGGATGCCTGAGAGAAGTTGATATTGTTGAAAATGTAGTCACCGACATCGCACGTCATCGGCTTCACAAATCCATCGTAAGACCAGAATCCTGATTTCGACATCCACATCGCGGATGTGTCGATGGCCGCTACAGCCTGCGCTGAGATGACCCCGCACCCGCTGCCTACCTTCTCAAAACTGTAGACGTAGGGCAGGCCGATGTAGCTGGCGATGTGCGCATCCACGTCTGTGAACAGGATATTGACTCCACGCACACGTTTTCCGCACTTCAGCGAACCAACAGTAGCCACTTCAAAATCACCAGCTTGATTGGTAGCCGCAGCCGTCCAGGTTGTATTGTTCTCCTGATCTGACCACTTCACCAGGCGCGGGTTACCCGATGCTCCCAAAGCAAACATGATGCGTTCGCTGGTGACCATTACAGCCGCGCAACTTGTCGGGGCATTGGTGATGGCAGCCGCCAACGTAGGCGTGGAGAATCCTAACTGCCACTCGTACAGTTTGCCGTCGGTGCTGCTGCATCCGACCAGGTACTCGCCCCATGTATCGAGACTCCATGTCGTGGCTGGCGTAGCAGCGCCAGTGTCAGGACGTTGCGTACCATATGCGTAGTACCCATAAGTTGCATTCCCGTAACCAGTTTTCACAACAGAGTCGGCTATTCCTGCTGTGAATCCTGTAGGAGTAATGTCTTTAAGCGTACCAGCCGCATTCATAACGTACAACTTTGAGTGCGTACCGGCTCCGATCCATCGATCACCACCGTTATCACGCCAAGTTATAAGACCTCGGCACATACCCGTCATCTGAGATGCGGAATGCTTTTGCCACCCGCCAATGGGTCGCAATGTATTTTCAAACCAGCGAACCAAGTTAGAGTCGTACCAGCGGCCAGCCGACTGATACTCAGTGCCGTTTCGGTAAACGCCTGGAGGAATCTTTAGAGGAATGAGTGCCATGATTACACCGATAGGTTGGAGACAAACGACAGCGTGGCTACAGCGGACGCTGTGGATGGTCTAGTGGGTGACGTGCCAGCAGCATATGCCGGTATAAATACTGATGTGCTGTCAGTTGACCACCATATCTCAATGTAGTCGTTTGCTGACAATGTCAGGTAGTAATTCCATCCGACAATGTTGTGATAAAACTCGGTTGCGCTTTTTCTTGCTGCTAGTCCAATTTGACCTGTTGATCCAGCAATGTCAGTGCCATTCTTCTTAAGCCAGATGCTCATGTCCTGCATAGAGTTGGCGTTGTTCTCTACCTGGACGCTAAATTGCAAGTTGTAGATTCCACTCTGATCCACTGTCAGCTTGGTGGTACTTGCTACTGTTACACCATTGCTGAAGTCTGTCGTGTTGAATTTGAGCGCAGTGGCCGTGTTGGTTGCTGCTGTCTGCGTCGTAGTGTCTTCAAACGCTCCATAAGGGACGTTTAGGTACTTACCACCACGCGGTCCAAATAACGCGCCCAGAGCGTTTGTGACGCGCTTGGCGTAGTTCCCGATGTTGCTGAGTGTCTGACTGAAAAACAAGCGGTCATATACCTCGCCAGGGTTGCCTAGATTCGGCTGCGCTGGCGTTGTGATTTGGCTTGTTAGGTCTGTCATACGTTACGTTCAAAGTGCGGACAGTCTACCAATGAACGAAAGTTCCCGCCCCAACGATTTTTCGGGTGCAGGCTTTCCCAATACGCGCCAAGCGGAGCCAGGATTCCCTTATCCCAGATGATTTTCCCGTCCTTAAAGAAGTTAAGGTCTATCGCGCAACGCTTCAGATGGATGCTATTCATGGTCTTGGACCGGCCCGTCTTGAAGTAGATGGCCTGCTGCTCTGGTGTACGCGCCAACTCGCCACCAGTGACCAGGAATCCCTGCTCTGTGGCGTGCTGGATTAGCTTGCACATATCCAGTAGGAAAGCTGCTTGCTCTTGATTGAGACTCATTTTGCGATCCTCATTTCTGCCAGCTTCTCAACAGTTCGACCGCCAAAGTAAGCGCCCATAATCAGCATTCCCCAATTGCCCAGCAAGGTCACATAGGACTCGTTGGCGTTTAGGCCGTAGGCCGACATCATGGCAAACAGGAAATACCCCATAAAGATGGCAATGAGCGACATGGGACGGATGTTCTTTGAAAGCCATGAATCAGAACTCATATCTGCCTGCCAGCGATCTGTGATGTTGTCAGCATCATTCTGTGCAGCTTTAGCCAGCATCTCCATCTCGGCCAATTCCATCTTGGCCTTTTCGATGCCCAACTCAATCAGGCGCTCCTCATGGTGAAACTGCAACTCGCGCAGCTTCTCAACGTCAGCCGGTGTTGGGTTATCTGGGATCTTCACGCCCAGCGTGTTCTCGACAACCTCCTTGCCCTTGGCCTGGATGGCGCTTGACAGGAGTCCTAGACCGTTTTCCGCAAGAGTACCAAGTAGTGCGCCAAGAATTGGAATCATTAGAAACCTCTGTTAGTGATAACGTGAAATGCAACGCTTACCAATGGGACAACGATAGCTGATGCGCCTACAATCCACAGTGTATTCATAATAATCGTCACCTTCATTTCCCTGTCCTTTTGCTGGCGCTCAGAATCTTCTCTTTCAAGAGTATTGCGTTCCTTTATCAGCCTGGCTCGCTCTGCCATCATCTCTTCCCATACCTGTGCGTTACCGCTATAGAAGAGGATGTCTTTCAACTCCTTCTCATGTTCTCGCAACGCTTTGGATGCAATTGCAATCTGGAGAGCCTGAGAACTTATCTGCGCATCTGTCTTTCCAATTGACGCAATCCTGGCCTTGCTGCTTGCTAGATGAACCGTGTCTGCCGCTTGATAGAAACTGCTGAATTCTTTGTATAGGCCGTGGATGTCTTTACCAAGGGCGACTGCTTTTTTATGCCAGCTACAGCGCCCTGCGCCATAGCAAAGGCCGTGAATGGGTCAATCATTTACGGTTCACAACTACCCAGCGGCAGATGCGTCCATCTTTATCCATGAATTCATTTGCGCCCATCGTCTTGTCCTCATCTTTCTTAGGGATACGACAAACCAAAACCGTCTTTGTCTCAGTATTCGGCCAGGGGCTATCCGCTGAGACAATCTGATCCATCACTTATCAGCCTTGTGTTCCAGCTTATCAAAGATGCGCTCTAGCGTTGCGTCAATCTTGTCAAGTCTGCTCTCAATGTCAATCTTGCTGACGTAGTTCTTTGGCAAGTCAATCTCAATGGCTTTGATGTCTTCCTTCAAGGCTTTCACAGAGTCCCATATTTCCTTACACCACCAGCCGACAGCGACCAGGATCGCGCCACCGACGAAGTTAAACATTGGCTGGAATTCCATGATTATTAGTCCGCTGGTTGTGGCGTGTTGCCTTCAGCAAGCCATTCTTGAAACTCAGGGTATTCTGCTGTACAGGTCAGGCGGCATTTGCCATCATCATCAACACGGGCGTAGATTTGTGGTTCGCCTTCAACGGCGGGTAAGCATTTGAAAATCATAGTTCAGCACTCCATCCAAAGTATGCGGTTGCATTAACAGCTCTACCATACCCGCCTCTTCCAACTGTTAAACCAGATGCAACCGTCAATTTTGAAGTTGCCATATCCGTTGACGCTGTACTAAAAATAGGTACAGCAGAACAAACAAAAGATGTTCCAGATTCTCCATAAGAATAATCCCCCGCTGTGCCAGTTTGTTCTAGCGCAGTTGGAGGTGTTCTTAAAGTTACTGGGTATTGCGTCAATACAATAGCTTCGGTTGTAGCTTGCGTATACGCACTTCCCAATGACCTCACTGCCGCACCCGGCGTGGTTTTGTAATAGTACCGCTGGCACAAAGCCAACTCAGCCCCATACGGGCGGTAATCAAACGATGTGGCTGTGCTGCCTTTTTCTAGCTGTACGCCTGTGACGTACCAAGTGGCTGCGTTGGTTCCTACTACTGATACAGCGCCTGTGGCCGAGTTGTAGTTGGTTGCCGCCCATGCGCCCGCAGTACCAGATTGCGTTGTGCCAGTTCCAAGTGAAAATATTACGCTAATTCCTATTCCATTTGTAGTTAACCAAGTTCCCGTGGTATCCCCCGCAATGGTTACAGATGCTTGTGTCCATGTGTTTGCTGAAGATATGGTGTAAGTAAATGGGTATGACCTAGTACTTCCGCTATTTTTTAATGCGCCGCCAAATGTTCCTGTTAGACTTGAATATACCCAAAATGACAAAGTGACGGTCGCCGCTGATGCTGTACCAAATGCTAAATCAGCTACATTTAACCCTTCAATTCTTTGTTGCACGTTAAATGTTTCTGCTGCGCCAACTGTGTAAGCAGAAAGCGAGGTGCATCCAAGATAATTTATGTACCCTGTTGGAGGCGTTACTGCCCCAGCATTTTGTCCAATTTTAAATTTGGACGCAACAGTAGAACCCGTTTGCCATCTATCCAAATAATAAGTTCCCGCAACAGCAGGGTTCACCTCAGCCCCAGCATTGCGCTGGTCAATCACCATCGCGCCGTTGATGATGCGGTTCTTGAATCCGTTATAGCCTGTAGCCGATGCGCTCAGAAGATTGCTGGTGAACTTAGAGTCCACCAAGTCCCAATTTGCATTTGTCTTTGTTCCCCAGGTGTCGGTGCTTGCACCAACCTCTGGCTTGGTAAGGAGTAGGTTTGTGGTGGTCGTATCAGCCATGTTTCACCTCATTGGGTTGTCCAATCCTTAGACGTTCCGCTTACAGATGTCCAGGGGTTGGTGTTGTCAGAAATTATAGTCCAGCTACCTGTATTTGGGGACTGCGTAGTCCATGACGTGGTTGATGCTCCAGAGTCTGCCCATGTTTCTGGATTGATTGCTTCTGGTTCCCACATCAGTCTTTGAGTGATGTAGTCCAACGCATCAAGGTACTCAGCAACTGCTGCGACGTACTCAAGTCCACCTGTTAATCCATCAGATGCCAGCAAAGCATCTGAATTAAACGCTACCATCTCCAGAGCCATTGTCATGGCATCTTGTACGCTTACGCCTTCAGCAATTGATGTTTCCATAACCATCAAGCCAACGACACTGTCAGATGCTGAACCAGATTCAGATATAGATTTAGAGACTACATAGACAGATAATTGTGAATCAGATGCAGATCCTGATTCAGCGGCAAACGCTACCGCGACAATGTTTTGTCCAATTGATTCTGTGGCCGTTCCTGACTCTAGGATTGAAGCTACAAAATTGGCTACAGATGTCAACGAATCAGATGCTGATCCTGACTCAAGAATTGATGTTCCAACTGTCAACGCATAATTCTGTGAGTCAGATGCAGAGGCAGACTCGGATATGCTAACTGGAAAATTAAATCCAGAAATAATTGAATCTACAGCACCAGAATATCCGTATGGACCTGATCCATAGAAACCTTGCCCATATCCACCTTCGACTATAGATACAGAATATATTGCACTACCCAGCGAACTGAATGGAGCCTGGCCAATCGCTGAAATTCCAAACATTTCACACCTATCCGATCAATGTCCAGGACAATGTTGCCTCATCCCAATCATATATTTTTCCATCCACAGGCCGCGCTACGGGCGGTTGCCAATACGATTCGCTTTCATGCAATACCCAACTTGGGTAAGGTGATGGGCCATGCAATTCACAGCCAATCAATGCCCGCGCCTCATCGTTAGTAATAGGCAATGAGCCATCTGGCAGACCGCTTAATGGTATACCAGAATCGTACCAATACAACGTGTTAATTGGAGTTTTATAGTACATATCAGAACGGTGATAGTGCGCTGTAAGTTGCGCCGTTCACATTGGTGACGGTATACGGGCTACCAGCATTTGCGGTGCTACTGTCGTTTGTAAAAGTTCCAGAGTCCTTTGCAAGTAGCAGCAATTTTGTGTTTGTAATATTTGTTATTGGCGCTGTTGGTGGTGTAAACCCAGACACTGTGTAGACGGCTGTACCATTTACATAACGATAATTTGTTAGATTTCCATTTATGTAGTATTGCGTTGTCTCAGAGCCAATTATCATTCCTGTGCTGGTATAAGTTACAGATGTTGTGGTGTCTGTTGTTTTAGCTAACTTCACGCCGTTAACGTAAATTTCGCACACCGTAGTTGACGCGCCAGTATTGCTACGCATGGCGCAAATGTGATACCAAGTATTAGCCACGATTCCAGATGCTGATGTTACCCATTTGGCACTAGCGCCTTGCCATATGCTTAAAATTCCATTACCTGGTGTGGCATTACCATGAAAGAAAAACCTAAAGTCACCTTGCTGGTTACATAAAGATACAAGACCAGCGCTAGATGGTAACGCTGCAAAGCGAACAAACATTTCTATAGTAAAAAGGTTATTCCCAAGAGTTGGCGGGCTTTGCGCGGCTATTGCCGTTAAGTATTGATTGGTTCCGTTTAATGCAACGCTACCGCCAGTTCCAGCACTAGGCCAAGAACTTGCCTGCCTTGCTTGCATTTGTTCCGTCAAAGTCCATATCCCTACCGCCGCCGAACTGCTGGTGGTAGCAGCCGTAGCAGACCGGATGGAACCCTTGTACCGATTCATCAGCTAATCGCCTCGTAGGTGGCAACCATCTCAATTGCATTAGTGGTTCCCGACGTGACCACAATAGACTGGGCTTCACCGACATAAATCATGGTGCTTTTATCCACGACTACCAAAGATGAGTTGCCAGGTACGCTGGTTTGGTATGTAAGTCGGTACGCCGTACCTGCCCCGCCTGTTGCGCTGTTGATAGATACGGTGATGGTTGCCGCAGTGGCCGTGACGTTTGTAGCCATCATGGTATCAATCTTGTTGATGGTTCCAGCGGATGGAGTCAGTGCAGTCCATGTAGTCGCGGTTGTGGTAGTAGGCACAAGGTAGGTTGTCGCTCCAAGAATGGAGGACACGTTGACCATATTCGGGTTTGCCATGCTATTCCTTTAGATGCCGAACACCATCGACATGATGATTGCTTTACCTTCTGTAGCTGCCGCACTGGCGGGGTAGGTTACAAAAACGTCTTTTGTACCAGCAGAGAAGTTAACTAATGAACCAGAATTGCTAGACGATAAAACAGTTGTTCTGGAAAGCGTTGTACCCGAGGAAGTGTATGTACCGATACCAACCTCCCACTCTGAACTGCTTTGTCCAGCAATAGTGTAATAGGTTGAGTTACCATTACCAACAGCAGAAAATGATTGGAATCCTGACGTAGCGCCTGCCAGGGTTACAGTGCCTGTTCCAGTTGTGGTGGTTGTCTCTTTGACTCTGTCGGCAAGTACAAGTGCCATAGCAACAACCCTTTAATCTGTCAGTTCTTCAACTTTGAAGAAACGCTCCTGGCTATCGCCATTGGTGTCAATGTAGGATACAAGCAGCAACAGGGCACAGTTACTATCAACAGCAGCGCTTTGCACTACGCCTGTCATAGTCGTTCCCTTAATGATTACCTGGTCACCTGTCTTAAATGCCATGATTAGACCGATCCGGTATATGTAACGTTCAATGTGTCACCAGACTGAACACCTCGATTACCACCCGTAAAACTACCAGCCGAATACAAAGTTCCTGTTGTTCCACTTTTAGTGTTTACGGTAGTTAGAAAGCATCCTGCAATGGTCGCACTGGCATTGATTGTGAATGATGTAGACGTGGATGCCTTTGATCCAGCAGATGCAGAATTCCAACCTACAGACGGACGGGTTGAGTTGGAGTATGCTACGCTTTCGCTCCAACCAGAATGGGAAGACATGGTATCTCCAGCCGCATATGTAGGAGTAGATGCTCCGTCTACCAGCCCCATGTACCAGGCTGCCGTGTACGCGCTACCAGCAAAGAAGTTATCTAGAAGATTATTCTTTCCTACGGTCACCACCAAATTTTCAATTGGCTCTGCCCACTTGATGTTCCCATCTGCATCGAAGCAAGTGACTTCATAGAAACCAGTTGCGCCAATGCTTTCCTGCACGGCAGATTGGCTTGATATGGAAGCGCTTGATGCGTCTTTGCTGTTGACTCGTTCAGAATGCATTTTGCTTTCTCCAATACTGGGAAAATTTTAACCGAAAGACCTAGCGCGTGACTTCAGCACGCCTGCGCTAGTCGCTCCGCGCTCATCTGCAATTTGCAGTTCCTCTATTCCGTTCTTATACAGTCCAGCCCACACTTGAATCCTGGCATCATCCTGTAGGTATGGCGCTGCCTGTAGCAGTGAACCGTACAGGTACACGTCAGGTGCTTTAGTGAGCAGCCAGTTGGTGGTGTTGGAGTCGGACAGCTTGCTCAGTTTGCTGTAATAAATCAACTCTCCCGTGTAGCTGGAATCAGGGATTGGGACAACGCGAATTTGTGACCCGACAACGCCAAAGAACTTAGGCTTTCCGCTGGACGTGTAGACAGTCAGTAAGTCATCCAGGCTGTCGATGGTCTCAAACTGCAATGGAGTGACGGGATTGGTGTCCATCTTGAACGTCCG